CTCAAGTATTAGCTACAGCAGCTCAAAAAGCTTATTCAGTTGCAGTTGCAGCAGGAAGTAAGATAATGAAGCTTTTTAACATTACAATGGCTATGAACCCTATAGGTGCTTTAGTTGCAGCATTAGGTATTGCAGGAGGTTTAGTATTTGCTTTTAGAGATAAAATACTTGCCCTTATAGAAACTTTATCAGGTCCGTTTAGTTTTATTATAGATAAGATAGTAGCAGGGTTTACTAAGTTAGCACAAGCAGTAGGATTAACTGATGATGATGACACTATAGCTCTTAAGAAAAATATAGAAAGAATGGAGCAAGAGTTAGCCGTTGCTAATGCAAAAGGTGAGGCTACTCTACAAATGGAGAAAGATCTTTTATTAGAGAAAAGAAAACTACTAGAAGAAGGTAGTCAAGAATATAAAGATAGTGTTACTCAAGAGTTAGTTTTAGATGCTCAAATGGCTAAAGAAAAAGAAGATTTAGCAAAAGAAACAGCAGCTAAAAAATTACAAATACAAAAAGATAATGAAGCTAAGTTAGCAGCAGACAGACAAGCTGCTTTAGATAAAGAGTTTCAGCAATATAAAGATCATTTACAAAGAATGACAGACTTAGATATCTCTAATATAGAAGAATTAGGAGATATAAGACAAGAGTTTTTTGAAAAGAATTTAGATAAAGAAGTAACTAACGAAGAAACTAGAATAGAATTAGATAGAGAAAAACAACTTAAAAGAATAGAAGAGTTAGGTTTAAACGAAGGTTTAACAAGACAAGCTATATTTGAGGTAAATAAATACTATGATGGTTTACAGACTGAATACACTGCAGAACTAGATCAACAAAAAATAGATCAAGAACAAGCAACAGAAGAGAAAAAGCGAGCTATAAAAAAGGAAAGCTTAGATACTCTATCAAGATTATTTGGAGAAGAAACAGCTTTAGGTAAAGTAGCGTTACTTGCTAAACAAGCTATGTTAGTACAAGATATGATAATGACTGCAAAGTCAGATATGACTAGAGCTAAAAGTACTGCTACTGGAGCTATACTAAAAGGTGCAGAAGCACAAGCAGCAATAGCAGCAGGTACAGCAGAAACAGCTAAAATTGGATTTCCGCAAAATATTCCGTTACTTATAGGATATGCAGCTCAAGCAGCCGGTATAATTAGTACTGTTAAGAGTGCAGTAGGTAAAAGTAAACAAATAGCAGGAACAGTAGGTGCTAGTAGTGGGGGTATAGATATTAGTTCTCCTAACGTACCAACAGGAGGATTAGGTAACCAATTAGGACCAGCAGCAGCAGCTCCTAGTTTACCACCACAACCTAACATGGTAAATCAATCTGTTAGAGCTTATGTAGTATCTGGAGATGTTAATTCAGCTCAAGAAGCAGATGCTAGACTAAGTAGAAGAAGATCATTAGGATAAAATATATATTATGAAAATAATCGAATTATTAATTGACAAGTTAGAAGATTTAAACGGCTTTGATGCGGTAGCATTAGTAGAAGAACCGGCAATAGAGGCAGATTTCTTTGCGTTTAACAATAAAAAACTATTAGATACAATACAGTTACAAGTTCTTAAGCTTGCAGTAAAAGAACAATTCGTAGAAAGGTTACCTGGAGAATCTAAAGATAGTTATATAGCTAGATGTATTCCAGTACTAAAATCTGAAGGATATGGTGACGATCAAGCAGCAGCTATATGCTATGATGCTTTAAAACTTAACTTAGATAAAATAATTCAAGACGGTAAACCGTTATACGATACTAAAGAAGAAGCTGAAAGAGTTGCTTTAGAGATAGGTTGTGAGGGTTCTCACGAACACGAAATAGACGGTAAGATATGGTATATGCCTTGTGCAACTCATACAGAAACTAACGATAGACTTTTAGAGTTAGATATAGATGTATCTAGTTTACCAAATTATGTTAACCCAGTAAAAGAAGAAGAGTATGAATTCGAATCTTATACAGATTATCCTCAATCTGCCACAAATGCTGCAAAAAGAGCACTTGAATACAGAGATGCACACCCTGATAACGACTGTGGTACACGAACTGGATGGGCAAGAGCTAACCAGCTTGCTAACAGACGCCCTATATCAGAAGATACTATTGCAAGAATGGCTAGCTTTAAACGGCATCAACAGCACAAAGACGTACCGTACTCCGAAGGATGCGGAGGCTTAATGTGGGATTGTTGGGGCGGCACAGCAGGTATAGAATGGGCTTCAAATAAGTTAGAAAAGATTAGAGCAAGTGCAGTGTCTCTCTCAAGTGAAGATATTATAGAAAGCTTACCTATAAAAGAGCAAGAGAGAATATTAGAGACACTATCTCTTAGAGGGATTAACGAAGCTAAACTATCTAAAGAAGGATACGAAAGAGTAGATGCAGAAGAATTCTTTAAACATGTCTTTACTTCTGCTAAAACAGGTCTTCCTATAAAGGGAGATGCACAACAAGCAGATGCATTAACTACAAAAGGTGCTAAAGTATTATATGAATACGTAGGGCCATTAGATCAAAAGACTAGAAAGTTTTGTAGAAGAATGTTACAATTAAGTAAAAGAGGTACATTATGGTCTAAATCAGACTTACAAAACATACAAGGTAGTAATCCAGAATTTCCAGCTTACTATAACATTTATCTATATAAAGGTTCTTATGGTTGTAGACATTCTTGGAAGACAGTTTACTTGTACCAAAAGAAACCTAAGAAACAAAAAGTAACTGTATCGTTTTTAAACAAAGCTAAAACAGCTTCTAAAGAATATAAGTTTGGTATTGATAGAGATAAAAAGAGATTAGTAGGTCCTATGCTTATACCTAACAAACTAATACTTAGAGTAGATGAAGAAGGTAAACCATTTTATGTATATTTCTCAGAAGATACAGTAAGACAAATAGCAGAAAAAGCAATAAAAGATAAACTAATAGACTCAGTTAACTTAGAACATAATCCTGATGTACCGGTAGATGCTCATATGACTTCTAGCTGGATTGTCGAAGACCCTAATAATGATAAGTCAAATATGTACGATATGAAGGTACCTAAAGGAACTTGGATGGCAGAATATAAAGTAGAAGACGATAGAGTATGGGATATGGTTAAAGACGGAGTAGTAAATGGTTTTAGTATAGAAGGTATATTTCAGAATAAAAGAATACAATAATATATAAATATATAAATATATAAATATATATAATGAATATTTCACCGGAACCAAGAGCAGGATTTATATTTACTTTTTTAACAACAGGATTTATGATACAAGATATAGCAATGGCCTTAGTATTAGGCTTTGTTGGTGCTTTAGGAGGATATGCTTTTAAGATACTAAAAGACTTTATTAGTAGTAAATTCCGCAAATAGAGCGTCTCTCTCATTAGATTTCCGAAAAGATATATATTCGCCTATTTATCCATATAGATTAGAACTTAACAATTTAATTAATCATTTATTATGGATAAAAATGAACTTAAAGATCTAGTTAAGTCTTATTTCAATCTAACAGAGAAGAATATCGAAACTCAAGAAAACACAGAAGAAGTAAAATTACAATCAGCTAAATTAGTTGACGGTACACCTATTACTAACGACAAAGATTCAGACTTTGAAGTTGGAGATACAGTACATGTAACTACTGAAGCTGGCGAAAGCGTATTAGCTCCATCTGGAGAACATGCTTTAGAAGACGGTATTGTTCTAGTGATAGATGGAGAAGGTAAGATTACTGGATTACACAAACCAGGTGAAACTGGACAAGGTTCCTTAGCTGAAGAGCTACCAGATTCAGGACCTGCTAAAATTTTAAACGAAGAAGAAAAACTTTCTGAAGTTAAAGAAGAAGTAGAAACTGAAGTAGAGCTTAATGATGCAATCGAAGACGGCGATGAGCTACCAATGTCAGAACATGAAGAAGAAGACATGGAAGAGCATAGCATTAAAGAAGAAATCATTGAGGCTATTATGGAAGAAATTGCTCCTAAGATAGAGGAAATGCAAAAGAAACTAGCAGATCATGAAGAGAAAATGAAAGAACATTATTCTTCAGCTGCAAGTGAATCAGTAACTGAGAAGGCTTTTAGTAAAGCTGGATTCGGTTCAAAACCAAGTGAAGAATTATTTCAATTTAACACTACAGACTTAAAAAAGATGCAATACGAAAATATATTGAGTAGGGCTTCAAAAAACAATTAATTAACAAACTTTAAAATTATTTCAATTATGGGATTAGATGTATCTGCATTAAATGACTTCAACAATGAAGTAGCAGGAAAAGTAGTGCCAAAGATGGTTTTCGAGGGCTATTCTACTTCAATTTTACCTATCCAGGAAGGAATTAAGTATGAGGAACCATTAAACATCTTCGAGGTTGACCTACAAGTTCAATCAGGAGATTGTGTTTCTACACCTTCAGGATCTTTCGATGCTACACAAAGAACAATTCAAGTTACACAAAGAACATCATACGATGGTCTATGTTTAGATAACTTAAACCCAAAATACTTAGGTATTTCGGCATTAGACGCAGGGTCTTACAATGAGACTTTCAAACTTGCATCTGTATACACAGAGCAAATAGTTAACCAAATGAAGAAAAGCGATGACGCTTTTATTTGGAACACTACAAACGGACTAGGATTATTAACTTCAGGATCTACAGCAGGTGTTGTAACTCCAGCAGGAGCTAACATTCCAGTCGTAGTAGCAGACATTTTAACAATTATTGATGAGTTAATCATCAACTTGCCAGATGACGTAGCAGACAGGTCAGATTTGACTGTTTGGATGTCAGTTGCTTCATTTAGAAAGTATGTAACTGCTTTAAGAACATTAAACAATTTCTATTTTGATCCAGGATCAATCGAGAACAGAACAGGAATCTTACAAATGGCTTACCCATTCCAAAACGTAAAAGTAGTTGGAACTTCAGGTATATCAGGAGAAAGAATCGCTCTTATGCCTGACGCTTATGCAGTTATAGGTACTGATCTATTATCAGACGTAGATAACTTTAGCTTATGGTACGATATCAATGCAGACCAATTAAAACATAGATTAAAATCTAAGTTAGGTGTGCAGGTAGCGTTCCCAGAGTACATCGTATCTAACGATAGAAACTAAGACAACCTTAATTGGGGTCTTTAATTAGGCCCCTTTTACTAACCTTTAAAAACAATTAAACTATGGCATGTGATATTTCAAGTGGTTTTTCGTTAGCATGTAGAGACAATAGCGGAGGAATAAAAAACATTTATATTCTTTCAGGATCTACTCCTGCGATAACCGAATCATCAGAAGGTTTAATTAGCGACTTATCAGGTACAGGTGTCTTTTACAAATTCGAATTGACTAAAAACGTAGGAGACTTTACAGAGACTCCAACAGTAAGTTTAGAAAATGGTACAGTATTTTATGATCAAATCATAAACGTAGCATTCCACAAACTACAATCGTCAATTAGAAATTCAGTTAAAGTATTAGCTCAAAACCCAGACTTAAAAATCGTAGTAGAGACTAATAACGGCGTAGAATCTCCTTACACAGGAAGATACTTCTACATTGGAAACAGAAGAGGAGCAAATCTATCAGGAGGTGCTGGTGCTACAGGTACTGCATTTGGTGATATGAATGCTTACTCACTTACTTTTCAAGGTATAGAGCCAGAACCAGCAGAAGAAATTTCTACTGCAGATGGTACTTTAGCAGACGCACTAACTGGATACACAGTAGGCTAATTATACAATAACTAAAGGGGAGTAGGTTTTAAAAAGCTCACTCCCTTTTTTTTTAAACGAATTAAATGATTAACTTAATAAAAGAAGGTACTTCAAACTCAATAGCGATAAGTCCATTATCGCAATCGTTGTATCATGATTTAGCTAGTGGATCATTCGAACTAGATTACACGCAAGACTATGATCAGTCTTCTGGTAGTATAGATCTAACTAAATTACCTCCAGTACCAGCAGGATACTACAATAACTATTTATTGTTTAGTTTATTAAGTAGTAAGGTACCTGCTTATTCTGGTTTTTATACTTACGACTTAAAAGAGTACATTGCAGGAACAGATGAATGGAGTTTAGTAACTTCAAAATGGAATGCTGCAGCATGGGAATGGAGTGAAGGAGCTAAGAGTGGAATAAGATCTATTGACCAAGGAAGAATGAAAGTTGTAGGAACGGATCAAGCTTCGTATATTAGTTATACGGACTCTGATCAAGATGGTCAGTACACAACATATCATAAATAATTATGGCAAAGAAAGAAACTAAATTACATTTTGCAAAGGTAGAGAGGTTCTCTCATGCATTAGCTAACTTTAATGAAAAGTTACATGGGCATTATGTAAAGAGTGGTGACGATAATAGGTTTCCACAATACCTTATAGAACTATACAATAGATCAGCAATACATGCAGCTTGTGTAGATTCAATTGTCCATGGAGTTATAGGACAAGGATTAACAGCTAATGACGAAGAGTTTTTAGAATATGCAAACAAAAAAGAATCGTGGAATGATATTTTTGCTAAAGTAACTTTAGATTATAAATTACACGGTAGCTTTGCATTAGAAATAATATATAGTAGAGATAGAACAAAGATTGCAGCAGTGCATCATATAGATTTTTCTACTATAAGAGCAAAAGAAAAAAATCATAGAGGGGTTATTCCTGGATACTGGATTAGTAACGATTGGAGACAATTTAAATCTCATACAGAAGAAAATACTATTTACTTACCAGCTTTTGATATAAATAAAGCAGATAAAGAACCATCCCAGATCTTCGTCGTACACAACTATAGACCAGGTCAACAATACTATCCATTACCAGACTATAATGGCGCCCTTAGAACCATTGAGTTAGACGTAGAGATAGATAATTTCCATGTTAATAACATTAAGAATGGTTTAGCACCTTCTTTAGCTATAACAACATACACTAATGGGTCTTCAGATGATGTAGAATCTATAGAGAGTATGTTAAGAAATAATTACGGTGGAACAGATAATGCAGGTTCATTAATTTATATGGACGTAGATTCACCAGAAAATAAACCAGACATAACGCCTATACCACAGAATGGTGCAGATGGTTATTATACAGCCATTAACGATATGTCGATACAACAAATACTAACAGCTCATAGAATTACTTCTCCTATGTTATTAGGTATAAAAACTGAAGGACAATTAGGAGGTAGATCAGAGCTTATCGATGCAAAAGTTTTGTTCAATTTTAATGTTATTGAACCTATGCAGCAAGATATACTTAGACAGCTTGAAGGTATTTTACAGGTTAACTACCCAGATATTGTACTAGGAGTAGATACTAAAACATTATACGAAGATGGAGAAGTAGTAGATGAGGTAGTAACTTCAGTAGAAGTAGATGATGCAGAAGCTAGAGAAGTAGAAGAACAAGATACAACTAACGTAGAAGACGTACCAACATTATAAATTATGACAAATACATTTCTAATTAGCGAGGCTCAAATACGAAATTATACTGATATAGAAGATAATGTAGATTCTGCATTAGTTAAAAACGGTATTAGAGAAGCACAGGATATAAAATTACAACCAATCATAGGTACTTTATTATATGAAAAACTTACATCTTTAGTAGATGCAGGTACAATAGGAGATAGTGCTAATGCTAACTATAAGACATTATTAGATAGTTATATTCAAAATATGCTTATATATGCAGCTTATTGGTATATACTAGATTCAATTTACATAAGAAGTAGAAATAACGGTTTACTAATTCCTACTCCAGCTGAAAATGCAACTAATGTAGATAGGAGTTTATTTAATGTAAAACGTCAGGCAGTACAAAATAAAATGGAATTTTATGCTAATTTGTTAACAGATTACATAATAGAAGAACAAACTCTTTACCCAGAGCTTAATGCATCAAATAAACTATTCGAACTTAATCCTAGCTATGAAGATAAATACGGTAGTCCATTCGTTTTTAACAATAAATCAAGAAGAGCTACAGAATTTGTTAAAAGAGGAATAAGAGTATACGATACAAGATATAAACAATACCCACAATAATTATGGCAAATTACAATTTAACTAACCAAGATATTAAGGATACTTTTGAGCAGCTTGCCCAAGTATCTGGTAGTATAGAAGGAGGAGTAGCAGGATCAGGTGTTACAGACGGTACAGGTAGTAGAGTTACAAATCTACACGTTACTGCTTCTAATGCTTTAGATGCTATTTCATCATCTTATGCTTTAACTGCTTCTTTTGCAGAAAATGTTCCAACTATTGATACAGGTTCGTTTTTAATTTCTGCAAGTAACATAGACGCTACTATAACTTATACTAAAGCAGACGGTTCAACGTTTGTTAATGTAATTAATAATGTCGCTAATGCTGATGAAGCTAAGGACTTAGTTATTACAGTAAAAAATACTTCAGGAGGAACTCTTAGTAAAGGTACTGTAGTACACGCGGTAGATGTTTCTGGAGAAAATGTAGATGTAGTAGCTGCTTCTAATGACTCTTCTGCTGAAATGCCAGCAATAGGGGTGTTAAGTGAAGACATAAATAATAATGGAGCTGGTAATTGTATTATAGCAGGTAGATTATCTGGTATAAATACTATTGGTTTAACAGCCGGAGCTTCTGTGTTTGTAGGTACAAATGGTAGCTTAACAGGAAATGCTCCAACAGGAAATACTTTTATACAGAACATAGGTACTGCTGCTAAAATAAATGCTACAGATGGTGAGATAATTATTCAAGGAGCAGGTAGAGTAAATTCTTTACCTAACCTTACTAACAATTATTTATGGAAAGGTGATAGTAACGGTGTGCCACAGGAGGTTACAGAGGGTTCATTAAATGTTAACTCTGCTTTAACTGCAACAAGTTCGTCTTATGCATTATCAGCATCATATGCAGTAAGTGCTTCAGTAGAAATTATAAAAGAGGTTAGTTCTTCTTATGCTGACTTTGCACAAACAGCAGAGAGTGCTTCTCATGCACTACAGTCTGATAATAGTTTTAGTAGTAGTTACGCAGCTAAGTCTGAGTATTTAAATACTATAGTTGATAATCCTTATGCTGGTGGAGAGTGGCATTTACTTCCTTTTGATACTTTAGTACCTTCTAATGGCTCAGTTAAACCTATTAGGTCTAATGGTGGTTGGGGTTACTTTGGAGTTACTGCTAGGTCTACATATGGTACATTTAGAATTAAACCTGATGGTTTAGCAGATGCTGTAAATACTGAAATGTCAGGTTCTTTATCTGTATCAGAAAGTATTAATACTACTGGGGACTTAAACATGGAAAGTGGGGATATAAACTTTACTAATAATCTTAGACTTAAGTCAAATGGCGGTAATCTAGTCTTAGATAGTAGCGGGACTTCAACAAGTCTATATGGTAGTACAATAGATATTAGAGATGGTAGTAATATCTTTATAAGAGTAGATGATAATCTTAGCGGAGGTATTAAGTTTTCAAGTGCACAAGTAAAAGTATTAGGAGATAGTTCACCTTCTGCTTCTTTAAGTGTAGATGGAGATATAGCCGGTAATGGAGCATTAGCTTTAGAGGTAAAAAGTACTATAACTTCTCAAAGTGTAGATATACAGGGAGGTACAAGATTTAGTGGTTCACTTAGAGCTTTAGGTGGTCAAATACAATTAGGAGATACAGGTAGTGGGAACAGTATAGATATACCAGAAAATGGTACTGCAGTAGTAAAAGGTAGTACAGATTTCTTTAATGGTGCAATTTATTTTGGAGACCAGGTCAACGTTGGTGGTACTTTTAACACCTCAGGTGGTGGTTCAACTTTTAACTTACAAGACGGTACTTCAGTTAACATAAATGCAGATATGAATCTATCAGCTTCTAAACAGCTTATAGGTACAGCATCTTATGCTATGTTTGCAGAAACTACTAGTGGTACTATAACAAATGCAGCTACTGCTTCTTATGTTAATCCTTTAACTCAAAGTGTAGAGTTATTAGGTAATTTAAATGTAAATGGTACAGCAGATGTTACTGGTTTAACGGCTGGTGCAAGCGGTGTAAATATAGGTACTCCAACTACATCACCGGTTCAGTTTCCTATATTTAAAGCAAATGGAGATAGTGGTTTAGGAAGTATATATGGTGGTTTTCAAATATCAGATGATGGTTCAACTGCTAATAGTAGTATGGCTGTTAGTACCTTTACAGGTTTAGATGGTAGTAATCCAGTATTTGAAATAAGCGGTCCAGGTACTAATAGAATGTTTTGGTCATCGGCTAACTTTCCTTACTTTCATATACCTCAATTACTAAAAGCTCAGTCAGGAGCACATGTTACAGGTTCAGCAAGTATATCAGGTAGTTTACTTATAGACGGTGAAGCACCTAATTTAGATATTAATACTTCTGTCAAAGGAGGTACTCCTAACTTAAGATTGTATCAAGCCTATAATGGTTCAGATGTTAAGTTTGCTAATATTAGTATTAATGATAGCACAGGAACTTATACTTCACCTTCTTTATTTGGTAGATTTAGTAATGCAGTATCAGCATTCGGTAATTCAGCAGGTAGTCCTTTTACTGTTATAGCAGGTGGAGCTGCAGGTGGAGCATTTAACCATTGGGGATTAGTTTTAGATCAGACTGGTGATATAAAATCTCTTAAGGAGATGAATATGTATTCAGGAGCTAAAGTTTCTGGTAGTTTAATAGTTACGGGTAGTACAGATATAAACGGCGTTTTATCTTTACCGGGTATAGCAAATGTATCAGCATCTATTGCAGCAGGTGGAGTAGCTGCTTTTCCTTTTACTGGTTCTGCCGGTATAACAGGTAGCTTAGATGTTGTTGGTAATACTCAAATTACAGGCAGTCTAAACATAAAAGGAGATGGCTCTAATGCTATAACTGCAAATGGAAGTTCTGTTTCAGCAAATATTAATATTGGTTCTAATTCCAGTGGGCAAAAGCCTCGTATTGGTACTTTTAAAGTTAATCTTGATAGCGGTGTAAATGGTACAAGTGCTGGGGTATTAAATTTTAGAAATATAAACTCAGGCAGTACAGATACTTCAACTAATTTTGCATTAAGTGATTTTACTGGATTAGATAGTGGACCAGTTTTAACTTTAACACATGATACAGGTATTGTAAGAACCCTGTTTTGGAGTTCAGAAAACTATCCTTACCTTAACTTACCAACACAAGTAAACATTACAGCACCAGTAAGTGCTTCAGCGGTAATTTCTGCTTCAGGAGGTATAATTGGTGACTTAACAGGTACGGCTACTTCGGCATCTTATGCTTTAACAGCATCTTTTGTAGAAGGTATTATAGATTCAGCTTCTTTTGCAGCTACAGCTTCTTATGTTAATCCTTTAGTACAGGATCTACAAATAACAGGTAGTGTTGATATTACAGGTAGTCTTAGTTTAAATGGTACTCCTATAACAGGAGGCGGTGGATCAGCATTCCCATTTGTAGGTGATGCTGCGATTACAGGGTCTCTAAACATATCTGGTAGTATAACTGGTAATATAGCAACACCGCCGTTAACTTCATCAGGAGGTACAGGATTTGACTTTACTGCTTCCTTAGACTTTAACCAAGCTAGTTTCTTTAACATTGCTTTAGATAATGGTTCAACTTACCACTTTAAACCTTATAACATGCAACCAGGTCAAACGGTTACTTTAAAAGTACCTCAAGCACCTGATGGTAATGGTGTTGTAGCTTGGTCACCAGAGTTTAAATTCCCTGGAGGTAATATACCAGCGGCAACACAAGGAACAGGAGCAGAAGATATATATACTTTTGTTACATTTGATACAGGAAGTGTTTATACAGTACAGACCCCTGGATTAGCTTAATAAAAAAAATAACAGTATGTTAAATAAACCTTACGGATTTATGCAGCAACCTTTTGTTAATGCAACAGGAGGAGACACCGTAGCTACTTCAGGTAGTTATAGAATACACACTTTTGAAAACACAGGTACTTTAACTATACAAGCTGCTCCAGCTAATGCTGAAATACAGTTAATGATAGTAGGAGGAGGAGGTAATGCTAATCCTGGTACCTGTAACAACGATACTACTGGTGGAGCTGGTGGAGGTGGAGTAATATACTCTGGTTCTTTTGCAAACTTTACTACAGGAGATTATACTATGACTATTGGTGCTGGTGGTAATACTAGTTCTGCTTTCAGTTTAACTGCTCTTGCAGGAGGACAAGGAGGAGGTAGCGATGGTGGTTCTGGTGGTGGTGGTAAAGCTGATAGTAGCGGTGCTGGAGGTAGTTCTCTACAGGGCCAAGGTAATGACGGAGGACAGGGTTTTGAAGACACTAACACACTTGCTTCTGCAGGTGGTGGTGGTGGTGGTGCTGTAGGACAAGATGGTACTAATTCTTCAGCAGGAGCAGGTGGTGCAGGATTTACTAATCCAATATCAGGTAGAGTAGTTGCCGGTGGAGGAGGAGGTGGATCTTCTAGATACAGTTCTGGTGATAGTTTGGTAAGCGTTGGTTTAGGTGGTACCGGCGGTGGTGGAGAAGGAGGAAAACTTGATTGTATTAGTTCAGGAAATGGAACTTCAGCACAAGATGGACTAAGTAACACAGGAGGAGGAGCAGGAGGTAACGATAAAGTAGACGCTAGAGCAGGTGGTGGTGGAGTAATACAAGTATCTTATATATACAAATAATATGGCACACTTTGCAGAAATAGACGAAAATAATAAAGTACTTAGGGTTTTAGTAGTACATGATCGTTACCAAGAAAATGGTCAAGAGTATTTAGCTAATGATCTTAACTTTGGCGGTACATGGAAACAGACTAGTTACAATACTAGACTTGGAGTACATATAAACGGAGGTACACCTTTCAGAAAGAACTTTGCACGGATAGGTTTTACTTTTAATCAAGAAGAAGATGCATTTATAAGACCTATACCAGAAGGTGCAGATGCAAGTCTATATACTTATCATGCAGATAAAGGTGCATGGCTATTAAGCTAAAAAAAATACCCTTCGAAACGACTCAAAGGGCATTCTAAAATAAAGCAACAAATATGAAAAAAGGTGTATGACTACCTAATCATATTGTTAAGATAAGAATATTATCTCAATCTACCAACTAAGCATACTTAAAAGTCCATCCTGCAGTAGTTCTTTGTCTACCTTTAAGAACACTATTAATGTTAGGTGTAGTAAGATTAAGCTGTTCAGCTGCTAGTACTTGACCGTCAAATTTAATTTCTTCTCCAGTCTTAACATTAGTAGCAATAACCGGTACGTACTTAGATGGTACTTGACCTATTTTCATACCTGTTCTAGTTTTACTTAATTTCTGTCTCATTGAATCAGGACGTTTAACTCCTAAGTGGTGTTTTAGTCTTTTAGCTTTAGCTTCTGGAGTATTAGCTAAGTGTCTAAACCTGTCTAAGTTTTCTATCCTAGCAATATGGTTCATAGTATATTTACTCCATTCTTCTTCAGGGTAACCTTTTATTGGTTTACTAATTAATTTTGGTAATTTATCTTTCATATTATAGTTTTACAAATTGGTAATCACAGTAAGTTTTCCATTCCTTAGGAAAGTTATCGATAGTATCAGCAATAGCTACAGAACATCTAGGAGATATATCGTTCATAAATTTATAGTTATCTCTAATGTATTTAGCAGTCTTAGCAATAATACTGTTAGAGTAACCTCCTTCTTTAGCGTGACAGTCAGGTCCTAACATATTTACTTCTTCTACTAAGTAAAGAGTATACATAAGTTTCTCTTGTTCGTTTAACCAAACTGGTATCTGTCTAAATCTAGAAGAAATAGCATTCCAGTGAGATTTACATTTAGTTGATAAAGTTTCAATAGTATCGTTAGTAATCCAAATAATAGCTCCTTGAAAGTCAAATGTATTAGGAACATCTAAGTCTACCATCATTTGGTTTCTCTGAGCTCTAGCCCATTGTAAAGTCCTATCTTCTTTAGTAGGTTCAGTAGCCCCTTTAAATAAATCCAAAATAGTGTTTCTCTCGGTAGTTCCTTTATGAGCTATATCTACATCATCTAAAATTAAAATGTCACCGGCTCTCCTATTCTGCCACAGTTTAACATACATAACTGCTGGTGTAATAGAACTACCTTTTACATAATCTATTTTATCTTGAGCAGTCCCTATTAAACCTTTTTGTACAGCGTGTGTCTTACCTTGTCCTGCATCTCCACTAATAAGCAGACCTCTCATAGCTGCATTAGGATTCTTAACGAAAATATTCGTCATGTTTTCAACAGTAGAGTACTTCTCTTTTACTTCTTCTACAATTGGGTTGTTCTTTTTTTTCATATTATTTAAAATTATTTTTGTTTGTGAAACCTTCTATAAAACCTTTTGTATATTCTTTCATAGCTCTCTGAGGTTTCATAAGAAAGCCAATGATAAGAATTGTTGTTATAATTAAATCCATATTATACAATATAGGTATAAAATATGTAACTACCAACTTTTAACTTAATTATTTTATACTATATGGTAAAAACTAAGGTTTTGGTAAATAAGACCTATGTATATATAGACGGTAGTTGTTTATCGTTAAATATATTCGTATATTAATAATATAAAAAGAGAACAAATTATGAAAACATTTAAAGAAGAATGGAAACAAGTACCCGGATTTAGTAGATACTTAGTATCGAATACCGGTAGAGTAATCTCAACAGCAAGAGGAGAAGCTAAAGAATTAAAACCTCAGCAAGATGCTATAGGCTACTTACATTACAGATTGTACCCACAAGATAAGAGGTTTGGTTCTTACGGTCCTAAAAGAGGTGTCAAGCCGAAACTGTTTAAAGCTCATAGGTTAATTGCAGAAACGTTTATTCCTACCTTAGACACTACGTTACAGATTAATCATAAGGATGGTGATAAACATAACAATATAGTTACTAATCTTGAATGGTGTACTGCTCAGGAAAATATACAGCACTCTTGGGATTTAGGTATGAGAGTTGGTACTCATAAAAAATCAGCTAGAAAGAATAGAAAGCCTGTAGTGGCAGTACATAGAGATGGTACTGAAAGATACTTTCAAGGTAACGTAGTAGCAAGAGCAGCATTTGATTGTAGCTTAGCAGCTATAGCTTTATCGTTAAAAGATCAAAGAGAGTTGTTAAGAGGTCCAGCTAAAGGGTATACATTTATAAGGTTAAAAGAGTTACCTGTAGGTTGTGAGTTTGAGGTAGTTCCTAATTTAGAGGAAAAGATAGATATGTATAATGACAAATACTGGGGTAAGAATAGAAAGAACCCGAGATAGTTGTATAGTTAAATAATTATTCATATATTGTTAATACATAGAAGTAAGAAAGTTTCCTTTATAGAAAGGTAACCAATCCTACGGAGTCAGCGAGATAAGAGTCGTAACAACGCAAATCCTGCACGTAATAGGGTAAAGAGAAGTAAGTAATACTTTGTTCGGAAAAAGTTTAAAAAGAGGTGTCTCTACCTATTAAAATAAAACTGTTAATATGATAAATAAGACAAAACAAATTCACAATTTGCAAGTTAGGTTAAAAGAATTAGAAGAGGAAAATAAGCTTTTAAAAACTAAAGTAAATACTTTAAATCAGTCTAATAGTAGCTTAATACTTAAGAGTAGAGAGTTAAGAGGTCAAGTTAGATTACTTAAGGGTAAGAAGGAAAGCTTTTCTACTTTTAGACCATCTAACAAAGAAGTACTTAAGAGGAATAGATCTAAAAAGATTTTTGGGATACTTAAGAATGCTAAAAAATATAAACTTAAACCAGTAGAAAAGTTATTTCTTAATGATATACGTTATGAAGAAGAGCTTAGTGAGAAACAGCTGAAGTGGTATAATAATATATGTGAAAGAGGTTTTACGAAAATGAAGACTAATTATAATAAACAATCATAGTTATGAGTAAATACATTTCAACAGAAAACAAACCAAAAGGTCAAGTTAAACCTAAATTAAAAATCAAAGTACAGTTCGAAGGAGGTGATCATGTCTTAAACGAGTATGACCTAGCTACTATGGTATCAGAACTAAACGTTAAAGTAATTCAGCTAACACAAGCAGTTAATGGTATTACCAATGCTATGCAAGCAGCTACTCAAGGAGTACAACAAACAGCTGCTCCAGTACAAAGTAAACTTAACTTACCAAAGTTAAAGACAGAGAGTAGTACTTTAGATACTCCAGAAAATATATACCCTAATGCAGCTGATAACGTTAAATTAGAATCATAATGTTACCCTGGCTATATCAAGGCAAAGAAATTAAGAGTACGGACGATTTCCCGAATAAGGAGGCTATAGGTTTTATTTATTTAGTTAAGAATATATACGGTTATTGGTACATTGGAAAGAAAAATATATATTCTCACATTACAAAGCCTCCTTTAAAGGGTTATAAGAGACGGCGAAAGATGACTAAAGAGTCAAACTGGCTTACTTATAAATCGTCTAACAAATCGGTTAAGGATTGGGAAGACTTTGAATTTGAAAGTAGAATAATTATAGATTTTGCGTACACTAAAAAGCATTTAACTTATTTAGAAACTCATGCTTTATTTAGTTTGAACGTTCTTAGGAACGATATGTGTCTTAATGACAATATTTTAGGTAAGTTCTTTGGCGGTGATCTAGTAAACTTACCACATGAAGAAACTAACTAAAGAAGAAATAAGAGTAAGAGAAGAGTTAACTAAGGTATTTCCTCAGTTACAAATAAATGCTAGAAAGGTTTGCGGACAAGGCTATGATAAATGGGGTGATGATTTATTACAGTTAAGTGTAGAAATGTTTTTAGAAAAGCCTATAGAGGTACAAATTACTACTGTAGATAAAGGTAAATTAGAAAACTTAATTACTTATATGATGAACTTTCAGCTTAAAAGAGGTAAGACAACTCGTTTTTGGCATACACATAGAAAGTTTGTAGGTAGTACAAGAGAGTTATTTGTAGGTAGTTATGATTACGGATATGGTAAAATGGAGACTGCGTTCGATGATGAAATATCAGAGTTACAAGATTGTATAAATAAACAAATGTCTGAATTAGATCCTTTTGAGAAAATGTTACTGACAGAGAAGATACAATGGGGTAGTAGGTATACTGAAATAGCAGAAAAATATAATATACCTTATGCTCAGTTACAACAAGGACTAAAAAAGACTCTTAAAAAAATTAAAGAAACATGTCAACATCTAAGATAATATTTGAAATAAGTTTACTGGTTAACGTAGCATTAATCTCATTAGTTCTCTCTATGGTTTATCCTAAAGTAATAGCGTGGTTTAAGAAACGTACTAAAAGAAGAGAGACACAAAAAAATGATTTTATAAGAAAAGCAGTAAGAGATTATTTAAATGAACTAAAGAATGATTGAACCAACTATTTATTATGGATTTGGAGTTGCAGTACTTAGTATTTTTTTTACAGGATTTTATACACCACTGCAACCTTTTAAGGATAGGCTGTTAGATAAACTACCAGACAATTATTTAGGACAATCCTGCCGTACTGTTTTTAACTGTCCTAAATGTTTAAGCTTTATTCTCTCTTTACTAGTGTTCTGGGATGTCCTAGCAGCCGCCCTTATAAGTATAACGGCATATTTTTTAAACCATCTTATAGACAGAGTAGAAGCATGGTACGAATAGGTGATAAAGATAAAGAGTGGTTACTTAACCATTTTAACAATGAGAGTTACGGTAAGGTACTAAGAGGCACGGTCATTCATGACTATTTATATGCTGAGAAAATATTAAAAGGTTACGATAAAATACTAAGAAGAGGATGCGGCTGTGAATACAGCGGAGTTAAAAGACAAGTAGATAAGTTATATAAAGAGTTTTTAGATGTCCAAAAGGAATAATTACATTACAGACAGAGAGTACGAGCAAGCATTATACAAGTATTACAACGGTTTAGATAATTTTACAGATCATATAGAGTATAAAGAGTCTTTGTTAGATAAGATAGAGTATGATAATAGTCTAGTCAAAGAGTTCTTAGAAGAAGACGAAGAGTATACAGAGCTATATAAAGGATACATAGTAACAAGTAAAGCAAGAATATATAATATAAGATTCAGAAGATTTCTTACACCTAAATTTTATAATGCCGATATATACGTTTATTGCGGATACAATTACTACAAGTTACAATCTACATTTGAAGAACAAGGATGGGAGTATGATAAACTAGAAATACTTAAATATCATCTTAAAAAACAATGGCCGGTAAATATAATGGATAACTGCAAGTACTGTAAAAAGGTAAAACCTGCTATTTATTAGTATAGAATATATAATCGTTATATAATTCATATGGCTGGAAATAAGTTAAATAATCAAGAAATAACAGAGATAGTAGAGAAAGCTTACGACTTACGCTATAATCAAAACTTTAGTCAAAAGGCTTATGTAGCTTTTGCTAAGAAAGAATATGGTAAGAGTGAACAGCAATGCTGTCAATACTATTTAAAAGCTAAGGATAAACATACTACTATGTGGAAAGCATTACTTGAAAAACAATTAACTCCGGCAGTAGAAGAATTAATACGATTAATGGCAGACGAAAATCCTAAGATAAGACAACAAGCTATATCTCAGGTATTTAAGTATACAGGAAACGAAGTACAAAAAATACAGGCAGAAGTAAAAGGTGATATACAAGTATCTTTTAACGCACCAGAATAATAAATGAACGTTACTTTATTTACACCCTATAAAGCACAACAAGAGTTTATAGACAAATTCGTAGTAACGGATGATTTATTTGGAACCCTTGTAGCACCGCGCGGAAGCGGGAAAACCTTAGCTGCAATTAACTTTGCTATGTATTGGGGACTACAAAAAAAGAACCAAAAGATAGGGTGGTGTAGCCCTACCTTTAGTCAAGCTAAGTCTGTATTAGATCAAATAGTTAGTGCAGCACCTGATTTAGTAGAATCAAGTAACCGTATGGAAGCCGTTATAACATTTATCAATGGCAGTACTATAAAGTTTCTATCTAGTGACTCAGCCGATAACATAAGAGGATTTAGGTTTACCCATCTTATACTGGATGAAGCGGCTTATATCAAGGATAGCGTAATAAGTACAATATTATTACCAACTCTTAACCCTAACGGTAAAAAATGTTTATTAGTATCTACACCTGCTGGAAAAAATCACTTCTTTTCCTGGTATATGAAAGATGATGTTATTAGTCATAGAATAACATTAGAAGAATGTCCATACATAAGTAAAACGTTATTAGATGAAGCTAAAGCATCTTTACCGGAAGATATATTTGCTACCGAATATTTAGCAGAGTTTAGAGATAGTTCTAACGATGTATTTAAGTCTATAGATAAAGTAGCATTTGTAGGAGAGTATAGAAAAGGAGGAGATGTATATGTAGGAATTGATACGGGACTAAGTGATGATGCAAGTGTTATGACTCTTATCTCTCCCATAGGTAGAGTAATGAACGTAGTAAGTATATCACAAACAGATATAAATACGGCAGCGACGTTCTTTCTTAAGGAGTTACAAGGATACAATGTTATAGGAGGTTATATAGAAGTTAATGGAATAGGACGAGCCATGTTTGACTTAGTAGGACCTAAACATCGTAGAATAAAAA